TAGTACATCTATAGTTGGTACGGCAACTACTTTTAGTTTTACTGAAAATAGCAATTACTTACAAGTTCCTTCAGATATCATAGGTATTCAGAAAGTATTTAAATTTGATGGAACTAATACTGCTGTAAGCAATATGTTCAGTATTAAATATCAAATGTTTCTTAATGACATTTATTATTGGGGAACATCCGAAGTGCTGACGTATGCTATGACAAAAACGTATTTGGAAGACATAGATTTTCTTCTAACTACAGAAAAGCAAATTAGATATAATCAAAGAATGGATAGATTATATCTTGATATAGATTGGGGAGGAGTAAGTGTAGGAGATTACATTGTTATTGATTGTTATAGATTGTTAAATCCAAATGATTTTTCAAAAGTTTGGAATGACTCTTTTGTTAAAAAATATTTGACTATGCTTATTAAAAAACAGTGGGGTCAAAATCTTATTAAGTTCCAAGGAGTTAAACTTCCTGGTGGAATAGAACTTAATGGAAGACAGATTTATGATGATGCTATAAAAGAAATTGATGATTTAATGGAGAAGATGTCAAATACATATGAACTTCCTCCTTTAGATATGATAGGTTAATATGTTAAATCCATTTTTTATTCAAGGTACAAGTGGAGAACAGAATCTTGTACAAGATTTAATAAATGAGCAGTTAAGAATGTATGGTGTGGAAGTTTATTATCTTCCACGTTCTTTCCTGTCCACAAATACTGTTATTGAAGAAGTTATTGAATCTTCTTTTGAAAATGCATATCCTATTGAAGCGTATGTTCAAAATTACGAAGGGTATGATGATAATAGTACATTACTTTCTAAATTTGGAATACAGTCAACACAAGAGATGACTTTCATCATTTCAAAAGAAAGGTATGAAAATTATATTGCTCCATTAACCGATGGTATAGCAAATCTTAAATTAACATCTAGACCGAAAGAGGGCGATATCATTTATATGCCCCTTGGTGATAGAATGTTTGAAATAAAATTTGTTGAACATGAAAAACCATTCTACCAATTACAAAAAAATTATGTCTATGAGTTAAGATGCGAACTCTTCAGATATGAAGATGAGATCATTGATACCGGTATAGAAGATATTGATGATACTCTAGTTGGGAGTGATTCAGATGGTGTTAGTGAATCTGGTTATTCTACCATCCTTGGTGGTACACTAACAATGACTTTAGTCGGAAGTGCAACGACTGCTACTGCTATTACAGGTATAGTTAATGGAGGTATCCGTTCTATTACTGTAGGAAAGCAAGGTGCTTTTTACAATATAGCTCCAAGAGTTGCTATTTCATCAGCACCTTCTGGAGGAAACACCGGTTTTGCAACCGTTACAATTGATAGAGATGCTATTAGTTCTGTAGATATAATAAATGCTGGTGCTGGTTATACAGTGGCACCTGAAATATTATTCGTAAGTAAAACTGGAATTGGTGCTACTGCTAGTGCAACCCTTGGAAGTGGTTCAATAGGAATTATCACAGTAACTAGTGGGGGTTCTGGTTATACAACCTCTCCAACCATTACATTTACTGGTATATCTACTGTATCTGCGGCAGCAACAGCAATTCTCTCTTCTACTGGAACTATCACTTCTATTAATATCACAGATGCTGGTATAGGATATACTATAGCACCTACAATTACAATTTCATCTCCAGGATCACCAGACACTGGAGACTTTACTTATAATGAAATTGTGACCGGTTCTACAAGTGGTACAACCGCAAGAGTCCGAACATGGAATACAACTACTAATGTTCTTGAACTTGGTAATGTTACTGGAACTTTCACTATTGGAGAAACTATTGTCGGTACTTCTTCTTCTGCTACACATACGGTGTTTTCATTAGATAATGATCCTGCTGATGACGGATACTCAGAAAATGACACTATTGAACTTGAAGCAGATGGAATACTTGATTTTACCGAGAAAAATCCTTTTGGGATGCCTTAACTAAATATTATTATAGTGAACAAAAATTATGTTTGAGTTTTTTTACCACGAAATTCTAAGAAAGACTATCATATCATTTGGTACTCTTTTTAATAACATTAATATTCAGAAGAAGGATGCTTCTGATACAAATTTCAGTGTGATGAAAATACCTCTAGCATATGGTCCTACGCAAAAGTTTTTGGCAAGACTTGAGCAATCAGGTGATTTAAACAAATCTACATCATTGTCTTTACCAAGAATGTCTTTTGAGTTTACTGGTCTTACTTATGATTCTTCTCGTAAAGTTACTACAACTCAAAAGATTGCTGTAAAAGACCCCAATACAGAAAAGAAGGTAAATAAGACTTTCACTCCGGTTCCTTACAATATGCAATTTGAACTTAGCATCATGTCTAAGTTAAATGACGATGCTCTTCAGATTGTAGAACAAATTTTACCATATTTTCAGCCAGCATTTAATCTTAGTGTAGAACTTGTTGATACAATAAACGAAAAAAGAGATATTCCTATCATATTAGAAAATATTACAATGCAGGATGATTATGAGGGAGATTACTCTTCTAGAAGAGTTCTTCTTTATACATTAAGATTTACTGCGAAGACATATCTGTTTGGTCCTGTTACAAGAGTCGAACCAATCAAGCAAGCAACACTCTCTTACTATACTGATAATTCTGAAAAGAGAGACATTGCTTATAGAGTTACACCTAGAGCAGTCAAAGATTATGATAATTCTGTTGTAACTCTTCTTACTGAAGATATTAAAAGTGGAGATACTACTATTACAGTAGACAATAATAGTAGTATTACTGCAAATACTTACTTTGAGATTGACGGAGAATTAATATATATCAAAAAGATTGGTAACAATAACCAACTTACAATTGATAGAGGAAGAGACAATACTACAGCAAAAGATCATGTTAGAGGAGCAGAACTCAAATCCATAACACAAGCAGATAATGATTTAATTGAAATTGGAGACGATTTTGGATTTGATGGTAATACATTTATGTAATTGAATATGACTAATAAATTTGATGGTTTAGATGAAGCATTTGATGTAGAGGGAGAGATACTTCCCAAAGAAAAACCTGAAATCGAAAAAGTAAAACCTAAAACATCTTCGTATGAAGATGTTAGGAAAGACTATGAATACACCCGTGGTAATTTATATTCAATTATAGAAAAGGGGCAAGAAGCAATTAATGGTATTCTTGAACTGGCACAAGAAACAGAGCAACCAAGAGCATATGAAGTTGCTGGTCAGTTAATTAAGAGTGTTTCCGATGCTACGGATAAATTAATGGAACTTCAGAAGAAGTTAAAAGATGTGGAGGAAGATACTGCCCAAAAAGGTCCAACAAATGTTACTAATGCTTTGTTTGTAGGGTCTACTGCTGATTTGCAGAAGATGCTGAAAAAGGTAGATAAAAATATAAATAGTTAAAAAAGAAAGAGATGGCGGCAACACCTTCGGTAAATATAGTTATTCCACAAGGTTCTGAATTCACAGAAACTTTCTTGTCTACAGAAACTAATGGAGATACCACCAATCTTGCCGGATACATTGGTGAAGCAAAATTGAAAAAACATGCAGGGTCTGCAACATCTTTTACTTTTTCAGTTTCCATAACCGCAGCATCTGGAGAAGTTTCCATAGGAATGACTTCTGGAGCAACTGCATTACTAGAACCTGGAAGATATATGTATGACGTGGTATTAACATCATCATCAGGTGCTAAATCTAGATTAGTGGAGGGAATGTCACTTGTTACTGCAGGAATTACACTCTAATTAACACCATGCCTATTATAAGAAAAAAATCATCAAGCGCAAAGAGAGTACAATCAGTTAGACAAGTTTCAAACTTTGAAGAACTTAATGATGTTAATATTGAAAGCGTTGGTAATGCTCAAGACGGGCATGTTTTAGTTTATGATGCTAGCATAGACAAATTTGTCTTAGTGGATCCCGATGTAGTACTTTCTACATCCGTACAAGATAGCGATCTCCCCGATGATTTTATTTCTCAACTTGAAGGAGAACTCGATCTTGGAGAGATACAAATAGATGTATTAGATGGAGGAGGATTCTAATGCGTAGTTTTAGAGGAATAGATAACGTTAATTTTGGAACTTTAAACGCTGCTAAGAATAGACATGTAGTAAAATATGATGCATCCACTAATCAATATGTATTAATGAATCCGGATAGAATTTTATCAACATCAGCAG